CTTTAATGGTTTCATCTTCGAGTAGTATATACCCTCACTGCTAACTGGTTTAGGGTCGCGCTTTCCATCTACTTCAAATGATGATGCTCGCTTGGTATCTGCATCATCTAAACTAAACCTTTCTTGCGTTTAATCGAGGAAGATGTTCAGCGCATATTTAACGTGTACCGTGATAGACCAAAGACAGCGGCTAACCAAGCAGCTATCACAAAAGCTATTGATGAATCATCACGCGGTCATTTACAGGATTACATTAACGAGCTAAAGAAGTCTAATCGTGAGATAGGAACCAATGAGGCAGAGTTTGCTGCCGCTACTCTTAATAAGATAGTAATACGTGATGACTTTGAATCAATCGTACCTAGTGCGGCACAGGTTAACGCTATAGCCATTGCAACACCTATTCAATTGAGTGAGTCAGCATACACAACCTACAATTCTATGATGTCAAACTATTGGCGCAAATGGACTGATGAAATAGATGCTTTAGTGCAGAATGGTTTTGTTACGGGTCAAACTATTGACGAAATAGCGGCTAATGTATTTAAGCAGATGCGATTAGAAAAAAGCACTGTAAGTAAAAACTTATTAAATCGTGCTCATCGTTCGGCTAAGTCAGTCGCTATTACTGGTACTAATCATTATGCAAATACCGCCAGGATAGAATTTGTTGATCAAAACGATAACGTGTTAAAAGGTTATCGATTAATATCCGTTGTTGACTCCCGTACATCACAAAAGTGTCGATCGTTAGATCAAAAGTTTATACCGAAAGATTCACCTAAGCTATCAAGCTTTACTCCTCCGTTACATATTAATTGCCGTACTGCTTTAGTATATGAAGTTGACGAAAGGTTTAGTTTAGATGATGCAGATACCAAGCGAGCATCATCATTTGAAGTAGATGGAAAGCGCGACCCTAAACCAGTTAGCAGTGAGGGTATATACTACTCGAAGATGAAAGCATTAAAGGCGAGTGATCAAGATAATATCTTAGGCCCGACAATGGGAAAGGCATTCCGTAAAATGAATAACCCTTCAGAGTTCGCAAATGCTACAATAGACACACTCGGCAATCCTTTATCGATCACCGATATGAAAAAGAAAGACGATAACTTAGGCGCTATATTGCGCAAACAATCGGGTGGCTAGTGGCTACCTTAAACTTTATGCTAGGGGCATATCATGGATTTAAGTGAATACGATTTACCAGAAGAAGTTAAAGCAAAGATAATGGCGCAACACACTCTTGAAACTGAAGGGTTAAGGACCAGTAAGGACGCGATACTTGCAGAAAAGAAAACATTGCAAGTATCATCCGTTGAGCAATCTCAATTACTGGAAGAGTCAAGACTCGCCAATAATAAGCTTGCAGAACAAAAATTAATTGATGAAGGTAAATACACAGAAGCACTTGCTTTGCGTGAAACAGAATTCAATGATATGTCAGCTAAAGAAAAGCTTGCCACGAAAACCGCGACTGATGCTTTATTGTCTCGCGATAAAGGCGTAGAAATGACTAAGGTAATGAGTCTTATTCATGATGACTATAAAGGCATAGCAAAGGCCGAGTTGTCAAACATACTAAAAATTGGTTATAATGAACAAGGAATGGTTACAACCACTTATGAACATGAAGGTAAAGTGGTTGCTAATAATATTGACGAGTTCAGCGGCTGGGCTGCTGAGCAACCTCAATTTAAAAGAATACTAAACGGCGTTGACTCTAGCGGGGCCAATACCACACAGTCAAGAGGTAGTGCCTCAATCACTGACAACAACAACCCAGAAGCAGTAAGAAAGGCAGGTATTACCTCCAGACTTAACGCTAGCGGAATTCAAACTAAATAATAAGGTACTATCATGGCTTTAAGTGACATGCAGGTGTATAACACCGAAATTCAAACATCAACTATCGAAATGGTTGATCAAATGGTTGCAAATATTGCGGGTTCTTCTCGTGGTGCAATTCAATTAACATCAATGCGTAACATGGGTGACTTTGCTAAAGTGGCAATGTGGCAAAACCTTGCAAGCGCTCGTCGTCGTGTTGACCGTAATGCTGCCAACTCTTCTCAAGCAGCAACAACACTAATTCAAATTGAAAATGTAGGCGTTAAAGTTGCTGGTGGTTTTGGCCCAGTTCTTTTAGAGCCATCACAATTAACGTGGCTACAAGAAGATCCAGCAAGCGCAATTGCTGCAATCTCTCGTTATTTTGCTGAAGCATTAGTACAAGATCAATTAAACACTGGTATCTTGTCTGCTGTTGCCGCAATCAATAACCAAGCCGCATTAGTCAATGATGTAACTACCGCTAAAATTAGCCAAACAGCTATCAACGGCTCTCATGCTAAGTTCGGCGATATGTCTCAAATGCTAGTTTGTGATGTAATGAATGGCACAACCTATCACAACCTGGTTGCTCAAGGTCTTGCTAACTCCAACGAGTTATTCAAAGCTGAGAACGTAACGATTGTTGATATATTAGGTAAGGCTGTCGTTATTACTGATGCCCCTGCTTTGTTAGATTTAGCTACTACGCCAGATCAAAACATCGTATTAAGCCTGGTTGCTGGCGGTTTAGAAGTTTCTGATAACAGTGATTTAATCACTAACATGGAAACTAATAACGGTAACAAGCGTATCGAAACTACTTGGCAAGCTGATTACACCTTCAACGTTAAACTTAAGGGTTACTCTTGGGATATCGCTAACGGCGGTTCATCTCCTGATGATACTGATCTTGGCACTGGTTCAAACTGGGATATCGTTAACCTTCCTAAGTTTACAGCCGGCACACTTGCACGAGGTGATATCTAATGTCTATTGCATACGTTGAGCATCCAGTTAGCAAGGATGAAAAAACAGAATATCGTAAGAAGTTTGACAAGGTTCTTGATATTAAGTTTGCACCTGAAGAGCTAGAAAAAGGCGATAAGAAATTCGCCAAACCTAAAGCGAAAGCTGAAGATTAATATTTTTCTGTAACTCTTAAAGGCCTCGTTTAATACGGGGCTTTTTTACGACCTTAATAATGTTATACTTATCAAGTTGGTTGAGGGACCAACACTGACTAGCTAGTCAACCTACAACCTCCCTCAAAAAACTCCCTCGTTTTTATAGCTCCCTCACTGTTTAATTAATTGAGGCGCAGCTATGTGCCTTGATTACTCATTGGAGAAATAACAAATGAGTATTAGAAATGAATTACTCGAAGATATACTTGCGGCAACGAGCGCAGGACCAGGCGAATTAAACGGTAGGGTTAGAGTCACTCAAGCCTCAGATTTTGGTGTTATAGACAGCACTAAAGAATACTTTTTAGATGGCATAATCGACTTCACCGGCACAGGGTTGAGTCTTGAGATACCAGCAGGAGGTATTTATATAACCGGTTATAACTTTGATACATCAGGCTTAAAGTGTACTGATGCTGCATACACTCTGTTTACGTCTCCTGTTGGTGGCTCTGGTAATATATTATTTAAAGATTTTCTTATTGATATACAGGGCGCAGGTTCTCAGGTTTACGACATAACTGGAGATACAGGAACCGAAGCAATCGAAGTTGATAGAATTAATTACAATAACTGTGCATCACTAGGCACTGTTGACACATACCGTCAAGGACTCGAAACGGGTACAGGTCGTTTTGGTGGTACTCCTGAGTTAACGCTAGCTGGTACTTGGTTAGGTGGTTACTTTATAGATACATCAATAGTTAGAGCGCTGTCAAACTCTGCATTTTCTCTGTATAAGGCTGGCACTGCATTTGTAATGAACTCTAGGTTTAGAAGTAATCAGAATATTGATTTACCTGCACTAGCGAGCTTTGTTGATTTCGCTCCTGCTAACTTTACTAATCCGTCAACGCTTCAATTAGAGCAATGTATCATAACTAGAAACGGAGTGGCTGATGCTGGTGATACTAACTTAACACCTAACATAGCAGCAAGTGACTTAGAAAGCTCATGGACGAGTAATAACGGATTAACGAACACCTTTGAAGGTGGGCGAGCAAATGTAACTGTTGAGGTTACAACGACTATTACTCAAAATGTATTTACTGATTTGCTTGGTACGTGGTCAGCTAGCGGTTTACAGCACTTTGATTCACCATCAAACGGTCAATTAAGGCACTTAGGTAATAGCCCAAGAGAATATAAAGTTTTAACTAGTATTGTCTTAGAGGGTAATCAGAATGATATTGTAACAATTAAAATAGTTAAATTTGATTCTTCTGCTACTTCCTTTATTGATGTAGAGACACAAACAAGAACGATCAATCAATTGCAAGGCTCAAGAAATGTAGGGTTTTTTAGCCTATTCGCGGTGGTAACTTTAGACCAAGATGATTATGTGAAAGTTCAAGTTACAGATACCTCTGGTTCTAATGACGTTACTGCGGAGATAGACGCATTCCTTATTGTTGATGAGAGATAATATGACAACAAGAAATGAATTGTTATTAAAAGGTGGTGCCGCTGCTGGTGGTATTGGTGCAACTTATACAGGCGGTACTTTCTTAATGGGTGTTAATAAAACATTATCAAGTGGTGCTAGCTTTGAGCTAACCATATCAACAGCAGATGAACAGATAGTAATGGATTCACCTATTGTAAACAGTAACAGTGGTGATTTAACTTTTAACCTATACGAGGGCACTGTATTTACAGGCGGCACTCCTGTTACAGCATATAACAACGATAGAAATTCAACGTTTGTTGCTGTGATTACCGGTCTTGTTGTTGATGCGACAATATCCGATATAGGAACACAGATACAGCCAACTGTTAATACTGTGGGTGATAACAATAGTGGTGCTGCCAGGACATTTGCACTTGGATTTCCTACTATATTCAAGCCGAACACTAACTACACTTTAAAAGTGGATCATAATGACGGGCAGAATAGGCAGGTTAATTTATACGTGTCAGCATTTAGGCGTAGAGATTTATAATAATAATTAGAAAATAAGTTAAGGGGCTATTGATTGTAGCCCCTGTTTTTTTATTGCAATCCATTACGGCCAAGTACGTTACTTATCCATGGCCTCTTTGTTTTATCTCGGCTTGTACCACATTCCATACTCGGAACTCCGTGCCGCAATTGATGCGCATAAGGTAAATTGTTATTTATTTCAATAATGAACTTTGTGACCATTTTATGCTTATAATGGTGCAACTCTCCACACTTGCCTAATGTTAATATGTACCAAAATATACGATTGTAAGGAGCTAAAGCCTTGTTCGTGGCTGGTACTTTAATCGATTTTAATGTCATTACCCCTCTCCCTTATGCATCATTCGATAAATATAATTACGTAACTCAATATGACAATCTTTCTTTAACATCTGAGTAAGCGCATGGCATTTCGTTTTAGTTAGCTTTAATGTGATTAACTCTTCAGGCTTATTCATAACCTCTCCTAAACCGTTGGCATTGTCATAACGCACACCGCTATGATAACTAATGCGCCTATGCTGATTTTATGTGTTAGTTTCATGTTCGCCCCTTGCTTTTTTAAGTGCAGCTATTACTTCTTCTGCGTCAATGCTTATTGAGTTTGATGAGTAGTCGTTATAACTGTTTATGATTTTGTTTAGTGCTGCATACATATCAGGAGCAGCAGCTATTAAGTGCGCGTCAGCAAAGGTGTGTGTCTCATTGCATATAATCGTGCCGCCATACATAACCTTAGTAAAATATCCGCTAGTATCAACCGACCACTCACCCTTTGTAAATTTAGCTTTCATCATTATTATCCTTGTTATGTTTCTGGTTTAATCGCCATTGATACACTCCGCATTTACTGCAACAGTACATCGCGCGCTTGCCCCCGTAAAAGTGCTTATCACACTTTACGTAGGCGCATTCTTTTTTGGTTGCTGCCATTAGTGCTTACCTGTCATTTTTATTGAATTTATCACCAAAGATATGACCCGTACCCTCGCAGTTAGAGCATTGCGTAAGTGGCGCGTTAATATACTCCATTAATTCATGTAAATATGTTTCAACATTATCAATAAGGTCTTGCAGGTTGTCACCTTTAAACCCCACTATAGACGTATACCCAGAATAACCTCTTGGTGCATGTGTCATTTCAAATATTACCGATTCGAGATGAGTTGTAGTCGAGCTTCTAAACTTTGGCTTTGCATAGCTTCTGCCGTTTCTTTTGGTTATCTCATGACTTCTTATTATTGGCTTGACTGCGATCTTCTTTTTAACAGTAAAGCAAAAATCATAGTCGCTAGTTATCTTTGCCCATTGCGCATCTATATTGTCGCTTATGTGCTTTCTTACTATGTTGTAAGTCTGCTGAGAGCTAATGCTGCAAGGCTGGTTGTGTATCAATAAGTCAGGAGTCATCATCAATGAAAGCTCACTAAATGACGCTACAGAAGATATAGATACTGCGCTAGCCCCATCTGATTTGTAACTACTGTTCCAGACGGAATACTTAGCATCAATAGGGCTAGATACCCAATTGGATTTTATCTCACCAAGAAGCTTAATGACGATCTCTTGCTCTTTAAAGTAATCAGGCTTAGTATCATAAACCCTACTGTAAAAACCTTTGTACTCGAAGTGGACGCATTTACTTCCCATGCAATACTCGTAATCATCGTCATCATAATACTCACAAGCATCTTCAACACTTATCACTGAAGGCAGTTCATTTTTAACTAACTCAGGAGTAGATTTGTTTAGCTTCCATCTATAGTTGTGTCGCTCGCCTGTTTGCTTTTCAGATAATGACTTTAGCTCTGATTCGTTAGGTATAAAAACCCATGCGATATGATTTGTGTTTTCTGGCTCCTCGCCATTTATTAATATATCTCTATGCGTTCTTATTTTGTCGCGTCTATTCAGGTAGTTCGTGTTTTCTCTAGCAACATAAATACCCTTGTCCGACTTATAATATTCTAAATTCATAACATATCTCCGTTGATTAATTAACTACATTGTAAGCCAATTGACTTACAAGTCAACACTATTTGTTAATTAAATTGCAATGCTGTATAATTGATTCTGTTGATTGGAGTAGAGTCCCAAGCAGCAGAAAGGGTTTAGATAGTGTGTCTGGTGGTTATTAATTTAACCCGACTCTAACAGTCACACGCTCTAAGCCTTTTTTATTGCCAGAATTCCCACCTATTCAACCGATTTAATTCGGGCTTTCGTAACAAATCCGCATAACTAGCTAAGTTTTTAAAGTAGCAAATATCGAATAACTCAATATATATAGACGTTTAGAGCGCGGATAAATACCCGTTTGTACTGCGCTGATACGTGAACCTT